GGCGTATTCTCAGTGGCAGTGATATTCGGGAAATGGCCGAAACCTATGACCCGCGTGTCTACGGTTGCCGCATCAATCTCGAACACATTCGCGGTCTGCTGCCCGATGGCGTATTCAAGCGCTATGGCGATGTGGCCGAGCTGAAAGCCGAGCAAATTGACGACGACTCTGCGCTTAACGGTAAATGGGCGTTGTTTTCCAAAATTTCCCCGACCGATGACCTTATCGCGCTGAATAAAGCCGGTCAGAAGGTCTACACCTCAATGGAAATTCAGCCGAACTTTGCCAATACCGGCAAATGCTACCTCGTCGGCCTTGCGGTCACTGATGACCCGGCGAGCCTCGGTACCGAGTACCTCGAATTCTGTCGCAACGCGAAACACAACCCGCTCAAGCGCTTTAAGGCCAGCCCTGAAAACGTCTTTTCCGCAGCCACGCTCGCCGAGCTGGAATTTGAAGACGTTCCCGACACGGTGCTCAACAGTCTGGCCGATAAGGTGAAAGCCATTTTCAGTCGCAAACAGGTCGGCGACGATGCGCGCCTGAATGATGTGCATGAAGCGGTGACCGCCGTCAGCGAGCATGTGCAGACCAACCTGACCAGGCAGGATGAGCGCCTTTCCGCAATGGAAACCGCGTTTGCCACTTTCAAACAGGAGCTGACCGGCAAGGTTGAAGAAACCAGCCAGGCATTTTCCGCCCTGAAAACCACCCTCGACAAAACCGAAAGTTTCAGCCAGCCGCGACGCACAAAAGCCAGCGGCGGTGGCGGCGATGAGCTGCTGACCGACTGCTGATAAACCGCAGACCGAAACCGGGCGGTAACCCCGCCCGATGCTGTGACTAACCGATTAATTCAAACAGGAAATACTATGCGTCAGGAAACCCGTTTTAAGTTCAATGCCTATCTGACCCAGCTCGCCAAACTGAACGGCATCAGCGTTGATGACGTCAGCAAAAAATTCACCGTCGAGCCGTCCGTCACGCAAACGCTGATGAACACCGTGCAGGCGTCATCCGCATTTTTGCAGATGATTAACATTCTGCCGGTCGCAGAAATGAAGGGTGAGAAAATCGGCGTCGGTGTGACCGGCACCATCGCCAGCACGACCGACACCTCGGGCGACAAAGAGCGCCAGACCGCAGATTTCACCGCGCTTGAGTCCAACAAGTATGAGTGCAATCAGATTAACTTTGACTTCCACCTGACCTATAAACGCCTCGACCTGTGGGCGCGTTTTCAGGACTTCCAGCGCCGCATCCGCGACGCCATTGTCCAGCGTCAGGCACTGGATTTCATCATGGCCGGGTTCAACGGTACCACCCGCGCTGATACCTCAGACCGCAGCAAAAACCCGATGCTGCAGGACGTGGCCGTCGGCTGGCTGCAGAAGTACCGCAACGAAGCCCCAGCGCGCGTGATGAGCAACATCACTGACGCTGACGGCAAGGTCGTTTCGGCGGTGATTCGTGTCGGTAAGAACGGCGACTATGAGAACCTCGACGCGCTGGTGATGGACGGTACCAACACCCTGATTGACGAGATTTATCAGGATGACCCGAAACTCGTTGCCATCGTTGGCCGTAAGCTGCTGGCCGACAAATATTTCCCGCTGGTCAATAAACAGCAGGAAAACACCGAGTCGCTCGCGGCGGATATCATCATCAGCCAGAAGCGCATCGGTAACCTGCCAGCCGTGCGCGTGCCGTACTTCCCTGCGAATGCGGTATTCGTCACCACGCTGGAAAACCTCTCTATCTACTTCATGGATGAGAGCCATCGCCGCAGCATTGATGAGAACCCGAAAAAAGACCGCGTGGAAAACTACGAGTCGATGAACATCGATTACGTCATCGAAGCGTATGCCGCCGGGTGCCTGCTGGAAAACATCACCCTGGGCGATTTCACTGCGCCAGAAGCACCGGAAGGCGGAGAGTAAACCCATGACGAGCCCCGCACAGCGTCACATGATGCGGGTCTCGGCCTCTCAAGCCGCGCAGCGGGAACAAGCCCCGCTGCGCCACGCAACCGCCTACGAGCAGATGCTGGTAAAGCTGGCCGATGACCGCCGCACGTTGAAAACCATCCGTTCAAACGAACTGAAAGCCGCGAAAAAGCGCGAGCTGCTGCCGTTCTATGCGCCGTGGGTCGCCGGTGTGCTGGCTGATGGCCGTGGCGCACAGGATGACATTCTGATGACCGTCATGCTGTGGCGTCTCGATGCCGGTGATATAGCTGGCGCGCTGGAGATTGCGCCCTACGCGCTGAAATACGGCCTCACCTCAGACCATCGTCGCACCACGCCTTACATGCTGGTTGAGGAGGTGGCACTTGCCGCACTGCGCCTGCGCGATGCCGGTGAGCCTGTCGACCTTGCATTACTGCTGACCACCCTCAGCCTGACCGACGGCGCTGACGTTCCCGATATGGTGCGCGCCCGTCTGCATAAGGTGACTGGCCTGACCCTGCGTGATGCCGGTAAGAACGCCGACGCGCTGGCGCAGTTTCAGCGCGCGATGCAACTCGACCGCAATGCCGGTGTGCGCAAAGAGATTGAGCGACTGGAGCGGGCATTGAAGCCTAAGCCCGAGGCCGCGCCCCGTAAAACGACTAAACCGCGCACGCGCAAACCTGCCACCAAACCGGCGGCAAAGCGCGGGCGTCCACCAAAGGCGGTAAAAACCGCCGGTTAACTGAACGCTCCCCCGAGCCGGGCGGCACGCCGGTCAAAGCGGGTTTTGACCCTGACGGCGACCGGCGTCCACCGCCCAACCTAATGAGGCTGTCATGACGACAGTAATACTGAATCAGCCCGACGAACCGCAGGACGTACCGGGCGTGGTGATTCCCGCACCGGAGACGGGCGACGCAGTGATTAAAAACACGTTCTTTTTCCCTGATGTGGATCCGAAGCGGGTGCGTGAGCTGATGCGCCTTGAGCAGACGGTTTCCGATGCGCGCCTGCGCAACGCCATCAAGACCGGCATGGCGGAAACCAATGCGGAGCTTTACGACTACCGGCTGCGCCAGATTGCCGCAGGGTTTAAGACACTGGCCGACGTGCCTGACGCCGAGGAAATCGACGGCGAGAATGTGCGCGTTTTCCACTACCTCAGCTCCGTGACGGCGATGGCGACCGCCACCCTGTATGAGCGTTATCGAGGGGTTGAGGCCACCGGCAAGGGTGACAAAAAAGCTGACAGCGTCGAAACC